GATGATCATACTCTTTCATTGTCATAGAGAGTTCTTTTTTCTCTCCAGTTTCTTTATGGATGATTGGATATGTTGGCATAATAAGATAATTGTGTAGTTTTATTTAGACCCACTCTAGGGCTTCAGATACTGCAGGGAACTGCTCTACAAATATTTTCTTACACTCGGCAACAACATCCATGTGTTCTTTCTGTGTTCCATGTGCAGACCGTAGATTAATATAGTGGATCCATGAACGACATGAACCAGTCATGTATAATCTTGTAGGTGTTGCTAACGGGAGAACAAATCTCGCACACTCCTTCGCAATACCTGAAGCGAGGAGTTCATTGTAAAGATCCATTGACGCAACGAAATGTTCTGCAATCTTTTCTTGAAGGTCTGCCTTCTTGTTCTTGGGGATATCATCTATTGAATTTTGTCTATTTTTTAAATCTTGACTACGGAGATCAAACATAGGGATCTCATCTGCTAATAGATTAGTATCAGCATACCTCTGACTAAACTCTTGAAAAGTAAATGATCTATGGCGAAGTATTTGAGCACCAAGACCCCTTGTAGTTTCAATCTCCAAGGTCATGTGTGCTTGTTCAAATACACTCCAGTGTCCGTGCTTAATACAGTAACTTAATAGACCAGCAAACTTATCATTGTTCTGGTTCTTTGGGTTAGAAACTCTAGCAATATATGCCATCGTCTTCTCCGCATCGGGAGTAACACTTACAAATTTAACTGTCATCGTCTTCGAAGACCTCATCGTATGAAAGTTCAGGTGCAGAGAAATCAGAATTTGTGTATGCTTCTGGGTCAGAATAAACTTCTGATTCTAGTTCATCCACAATCTCTTTAAGAGCCCTAACTAAAACTTTTAGTTTTGCTTTGTTCATTTGATTTCCTTTCTCATTAATTATAATATAAAAAAAGAGCAGGGTCAACACCCTGCTCTTTAAACGTATCTGTAAGTCAATTACTTACCTTGCACATACAGTTGTTTCCTCTGTATGCTGAATGCCTCTGTATGTTAATACAGCTGCTTCTTTCTGACAAGATTTCTTGTCATTAGTGTCATAAGTGACACCACGGTAGGTTACTTTTGCCATTGGTTTACTCCTAAAGTAATTGGATTTTTAGGCCCGTTCCTTTAGTCATTTGCGTCCCAACATCCCTCTGTCTCTTCTTTCACAATCGAAATCATTTCGATACGTGTTTGTTCTTCAACATTGTATGCTCTCATCTTATCGACAAGTTCATGTGCCTCTGAACAGGTTAGAGAAGTAGCAATCAGAAATGGAATCATGGGATGAACGCTCCGTTCCGTGACTTACTTGCGACCCTTACGGGTTGAACGATTGTGTTAAGACTAACACAGTTATACTATATATGCAACCAATTGTGTAGTTTTCGATACAATTTATTTAAAGTAAGTCTTAATCACTTCTATCTGGTCATGGTAACGTGAAATCTTATCCAACTCTACCCCTATTGCTTCAGTAATATCAGAATGCTCTCCAATACCAGCAGGATTTGTCAGATAAACCTCAACGTTTGCTCTGTGCTTGGCAATTTCACCATTAGCATGTGCAGTAATGGCTTTAATTAACTGTTCTCTCATGTATGCCTCTTGCATGTGCATTATTTTCTATCATTTTAGTATACCAAATCATATCTGTCAAGGATACTTCTCTCTTTAGTTTTATTCTACAAGCAATTTCACTTACTCGTAATCGGCTGTCTTTGCTTAACATGTTCTATTGCTGCTGGTAGGATTGCATATTCTTTTCTTTGGATTGCTTTTGTCAATGTCTTAACAGTATCATGTGGCATAATCTCAACTTCTGCTTGCATAATAATCTCACCACCATCCAGTTCCTCATTCACATAATGAACAGTACATCCAGTCTTTGTTTCACCTGCTTCCATTGCTCTCTCTACTACATTCAATCCTTTATACTTTGGAAGTAATGATGGATGAACATTAATGATAGGACATGGGAAAGCAGAAGGATTTTTAATCACTCTCATATATCCTGCAAGGATAATAAGATCTACATGCCATGCCTCAAATAATTTCACCATCTCATCTTCATGCTTATGAGAAACATAACAATGATTAATTCCTAACTTTGCTGCTCTCCTTAATGCTCCACAATCCTTTTTGTTATGGATCATTAACACAACTTCGTCATATCTACAAGTACGCACAATGTTCTCGAAATTTGAACCATTTCCAGAACACATGATGCCTAATCTCATAGTGGTTTCCCGTGTTGATCTAGTAGTTTTGCTTGATACAGATTGGTTTTCTGTTTCTTTTTAATCTTTTTATATTTCTTTATAAGTTTATCAACTTCTGCATTAGGAATATTAACTTTCAACTTCTCATCTTTATTGTTGACAAAACCAACTGCTTTTGATTCAGTTTCATCTATGTAATCATTTATTCCCTCCTGAATCTCATCACGAATGATGGCATTCACTTGAGCCTTAAGTAATTCATCATCATTCTTCATCCCTTTCTCCTCTTTCTTTTTTCGGGTGGTTTATATCCCCACTGTGAAGGTTTAAGAGTTCCATGACCATAATCTATTTTCTGAACAGAACCTTTACCAAACTTATCAAAGTATAGATCAAATAGATTAACCTTTGATCCACGACAAAGATCCTTATGAAGTTTATCTTCTACCTTATAATATATGATCATACTATCAGTCGGAACTTTCCTATCTACCAACTGTTCTTCAGTAGCATTTTCATATATTAATTGACATCCATAAGTACCAATAAGTTTCTTCTCTTCAGCAGACCATGCGGAAGATGGTTTCGTTGGTTTCTCTTTTAACTCTTTTTTTTCTTCCACTTTTTCTGTCATGATCCTCTATTCTCACCCCATACTATATCAGGAAACGCTTCCTTTACAACATCAAGTGTTACCTTTGGATATACTTCTTCAAGTTCCTTATCCTTTACAAGACAAATGATCTCTGCTTCTTTTGGATGAAGTCCTTCAAGTAACTGAATGAACATAGACTCTCTACGAAGACTACTCAACGTGTCATTACCACCTTTGATGAAATGATATAGTTGCTTCCACTCTCTACGTAGTGAAGTATGATCTGTTCCTACAGGTACTTCATTCTCTTTGTAAGGAACCTGTCCATCAGGAACTGCTGACTGGACTCTCTCATCAAAGTTCCAGATAAGAATAGCAGTTAATGAGTCATCCCTATACTCTTTAAGGATCTCAACTCTCTTTGCCTTTGTCCTTTGCTCACCAACAAGGTCAAGTATCTCATGGATAAAAGGATTAGGTGGAAGTTTAACTCTCTTGACGGCTGTTTTCCTAGTCGTCGTCTTCTTCTTCGTCTGTGTCATTGTAATTTTCAAATCGTAGGGCTAAAATTTCATCGGGAACTAAATTTCCATTCTCATCAAACATCTCTGGATGAACAGTATAAGGAACTGGTCTGTTAAGGAATTGGGATGTTACATTGTTGGCAATCCAACCTCCAAAGAATCCTAACACAAATGTAGCAAGTATTGCAAATCCAGCATAGAAAAGGATGTAAGGGGTTACTTCTTGTAACATAATATTCCTCCGAAGATTATTTTTTTTGGATGTCCAGATGAAAAGTAATCTCTCTACCAAAAATAGAGAACTGTACCTGGAATGTTTTGGTCTTTGGTTCCTCTTTCCTCCTGTTTCTTAATAATAACTCAAAACCTTTATTGATTTCGGTCTTGTCATTATTTAGATCGTCTTTTTCTTCCTCTTCGTTTGTCATCACTATACCTCACTGCGTCTTCTAGTATACAAGCAAGATAATTTCTTATCTTTCTGGCTTGAGGTTTAGGAATATGATGGTATGCCTCCCTCAATTGTTGATGTTGATTGTCTTTACCTCCTTTAATGTATTCATCAAGTTCGTTCACTTCATCGGCATATTCTTTAGCAGTAGAACTACGTAAGAATTGATCTGCCTCTGCTTTAGTGACTCCTCTTAACTGAAAATATTCATATAATTTTACCACAAACTTACCCTTGAAAGCAAGTTCCAGTGCTTCTTCTAGAACATAGTATACTTCCTCGAAGTTATTTGACATGACATTAGACTAACTGATTTTCTTTCAGGTACTTTACAGTTGCAGATGCACCTCCAAGTTTATTACCATCAACAACAACTTGAGGAAATTTTGCACCTTCCCCAAACTCACCAAAGAAACTTTCGGGAGTAAAGTCCTTGTCTATTTTATAAGTTACAAATTTTTGCCCTGCCTGACGAAGTACCTCCTGTACCTTCTCACAATAGGGACAACCATCCATTGTATAGACAGTAAAGTTATTCATACAGCAGTAACCTCTAGATTTTCTATGGATTTTGCATAATCTTTATCAAAGATATCCATACCCTTATCAGTAAGAATATGATCATACATTCCATCAAATACTTTAGTTGGCATCGTAACTACATCAGCACCATACTTAAAGCATTGTGAAGCATGACTCACATCCCGCAGAGATGCCGCTAGAACTTGTGTTGTGACCATTTGCTCTCTATAGAGTGCTGCGATGTCCTTAACGAGTCCTACACCGTCAAATGAGACATCATCTAAACGACCAACGAAAGGTGAGATGTATGTTGCACCTGCTTTAGAAGCAAGAATTGCCTGTGCGACAGAGAATATCAATGTTACATTAACTTTGATACCATCAACACTTAACTTGGCACATGCTCGAAGTCCTTCTCTAGTACAAGGAACTTTAATCGTTGCACACTTACCAAACTTCTTATGCAATCTCTTACCTTCAGAGATCATATTAACTTCACTACCAATGACCTCCATACTAATATCATTGATACCGAGTTCTTTTAATTCCTGATAGACATCCTCATGATTTCTACCACTCTTACGAATTAACGATGGGTTTGTTGTGATGCCATCGATCAAACCAGTAGTCCATCTGGTTTTTATCTCTGTAACATCAGCAGTATCTAAAAAGATTTTCATTTAACGTCCCTCTCTTGATTTGTTTCTAATAGTAATGTGATTTCCCTCAATTGTAAACTCAAGGTAATCTGTATGATCCCATTCAAGTTCTTCATAAAGACAGTTAAGTTTGTCCATGTCATCCCATAGATCAGTAGGAGTAGGTTCTCCCCAGAATGGATTGTCTTCCAT